CATACCCCCCCATCATATGTCCATTGCAGACCTGACTGCCATCCTCCTGGAGCTGCAATTTGCGCCCGAGGACATTGTCAACATCATTGCTGATTCCCCCAGTGTGACCACTCGCAGGAAGAGAGGCTCACGTGGACGTGGACGTGGACGTGGTAGAGCCCCAGCAAGAGCAGCCGCTGGTGATGAGCGCACTACGATAGTGCAGCAGCCACCTGAAGAGCGCCTGACAGGGCTCCCTGACCTGCCCACCACCAGAGCCCCAAGCCCTAGCAGAGAGGAATACACCTGGTGGAACAAGCCTAAATTGACAAAGAGATGAGTCTGCTTTTCGTGGCCAAACTGGCTGGTCTTGCGACAGCCGGGTTGCTCGCCCACCGACTCCTTCCCAGGCGCTACACCAGGCGTGAGCGCGAGCTCTTGCGGCTTGCTGCTCAGCTTAGCGGCCCGCCCGAAGGGGCCGTGGACCCTTTGGTGGTGGTGGAAGGCAAGCGCGTGAGGGACGTGCAAGCTCTCGATGACGAGGGCAACCTTCGAGGTACCTTCTGGAGGCAGCTTGTTAGCGCCGCCAGGATAAGGTACTCGGGGGCAAAATGGACATCCGCCAACGAGACCAGCCTCCACCGTTACATCGCTAGGTACTGCAGCGAGCGCGGAGTGAGGGAGTATGACGTCGAGGTTCGCCTCCCCGTTATCACCATCGCCGTGTTCAAGCAAACCGAGATGCAGAAGCTCGCCCAATCCATTCGGGCTAAGGGCTTGAAGAACGGTGACTTTCGAACACTGTTCACATAGGGGTGCCGGCTCCTCGTCCCTGGCACTGACAGTAAAACGTCAGTACCTGGCGCTGTGGAAGGCGTTAGGGTGCGCAGGGAGGCGGATGCCCCTGTGGCCGGTAGAAGGTTTTATCGCACTCTACTCGGCTACGAAGACAAAGTGCTGTCACCATTTAACAGCACGATTGACACCCTCAACCATGCGGTGGTTGAGCGTGCCAAATTGGTGAAGGTGGCAAGTGGCGGGTTTGGCACCCCCCCCCGGCCCCAGCCCGGGGTGAGCTATGCCGCTTTCCTCGATGCCTTTGAGCCGACCTCGCTACCCTCCGGCCCGATGACCACT